GCTGCAAGGTCACCGTGACCTACAAGATCGACCGCAAGGTCGACACCGACGCGCTGACCAAGGCCTGGGACACCCTGTCCGCCGCGACCACCAACGCCTTCAAGTGGAAGGCCGACGTGTCGGTCTCTGAGCTGCGCAAGCTCGCCCCTGCTGACGCTGCCGCTGCAGCCGTGTTCATCACCAGCAAGGAAGGCTCCCCTTCGATCACGATCGAAGCGGTCTGATCTCTTCCCCGGGCAATATCACATTGCCCATTTTTTCCCACTGCCTGGAGACGACATGGCAATCACCCTCACTTCCACCAAAGACAGCGCCGCGCTTAACGGCCTGAAGTTCCTGGTCCACGGTCCCGCGGGCGCCGGCAAGACCTCGCTCTGCGCCACCACTGGCGAGCCCACCGTGATCATCAGCGCCGAGTCCGGCCTGCTGTCACTGCGTGGCGTCGACATCCCGGTCATCGAGGTCAAGACCCTGGACCAGCTCTACGAGGCCTACGACTTCGTGACCAACACCGAGCAGGGCCAGGCCTTCAAGTGGATCTGTCTGGACTCCATCTCGGAGATCGCCGAGGTGGTGCTCAACCACGAGAAGAAGGTCGCGAAGGATCCTCGCCAGGCCTACGGCGCGTTGGCCGAAAAGATGACGGATCTGATCCGCGCCTTCCGCGACCTGCCCGGCCGCAACGTGTACTTCTCCTGCAAGCAGGAGCGCGCCAAGGACGAGCAGTCGGGCGCGATGCTGTACTACCCCGCCATGCCCGGCAACATGCTCAAGCAGGGCGTGGGGTACTTCTTCGACTTCGTGTTCGCCCTGCGCATCGAGAAGGATGCGGACGGCAACCCGACCCGCTGGCTGCAGACCAGCCGCGACTACAACTACGAGGCCAAGGACCGCTCCGGCAGCCTCGAGATGTTCGAGTCCCCCGACCTGTCGGCGATCGCCGCCAAGGTCATCTCCACCACCGCCAAGTAACTCCTGAAAGGACACCCATCATGGCGCAATTTGAGTTCAACACCGACAGCGTTCAGAAGCGAGAGAACAGCTACGAGCTGCTGCCCGCGGGCTGGTACACCGCGCAGGTCACCGAGTCGGAGATCGTGCCCCTGAAGTCTGGCAACGGCCAGGCCCTGAAGCTCACCATCGAGGTGCTGCAGGATGGCTACCGCGGCCGCAAGGTGTGGGCCCGCCTGAACGTGCGGCACACCAACCAGGTGGCCGAGCAGATCGGTCAGCAGCAACTGCGCGAGCTCTGCGAGTCCATCGGCCTGGCGCGCTTCCGCGACACGAGCGAGCTGCACAACAAGCCGATGCAGATCAAGGTCAAGATTCGCAAGGACGAGTCCGGCCAGTACGAGGACCAGAACGACGTCAACGGCTTCAAGCCCGCGGCCGGTGGCGCAGCCCCCATGACTGCCGCCGCACCTCGTCCCGCTGCACCTGCAGCCAACGCACCCGCAGCCGGCGCCACGCCCCCGTGGCAGAAGCGCGCTGCCTGATTCCCGCAACAACAGGAGAAGCCTGTGAATGAAGTGACTGTGACCCTACCGATCGACTCGATCAACGCCGCCCTGGTGGCGTTGTCGAAGTTCCCCTATGACCAGGCCCAGCCGCACATCGACTTGATCAAGTCCCGTGTCGATGCGGTGATCAAGGCCGCGCAAGATTCCCAACCCGCTGAAGAAGGAGAACCGCAGCAATGACCACCCGTATCTACGCCGTCGAAGGTCCGCAGGGCTTCCACCTCGTGGAGGCCGGCACCAAGGTCGGCGCCCTGCGCCACGTCGCCGAGAAGCACTTCACCGTCTCGGTGGCCAACCAGAAGACCCTGGTGGCCGCCATGAAGGACGGCGTGCAGATCGAGACGGCAGGCGCCGACGAGAGCCAGGCCACGTCCTGATCCGTGTGGGCCCGCAAGGGCCTGCAGCGGTGAGGGCCCGCCCCTGGGAGATCCCGGGGGAGGCCACGGGTCCTCACCCCTGCAACGACACGAGGAGTGTCCCCACATGGCCACAGTGCCCGCACCCATGCACACCACCGCCGAGATGATCTACCGGGCCTACGAGTCCGACGCAGACGACGGCCACCGCCCGCACCTGGGCGCATCCCTGATCGGCCACGCCTGCGAGCGCTACCTGTGGCTGACCTTCCGCTGGGCCAAGGCCAAGAAGTGGCCCGGCCGCATGCTGCGCCTGTTCGAGACCGGCCAGCTCGAGGAGCCGCGCATCGTGGCCAACCTGCGCCGCATCGGCGCGCAGGTGCACGAGACCGCGCCCGACGGCAAGCAGTGGCGCGTGTCCGCTGTCGGCGGCCACTTCGGCGGCAGCATGGACGCTGCAGCCGTCGGCCTGCCTGAGGCACCGAAGACCTGGCACGTCCTGGAGTTCAAGACCCACAACGACAAGAGCTTCAAGGAGCTGCTGACCAAGGGCGTCGAGAAGTCCAAGCCGCAGCACTGGGCGCAGATGCAGACCTACATGGGCCTGACCGGCATGGAGCGCGCCATGTACGTCGCAGTCTGCAAGAACACCGACGAGATCTACACCGAGCGCGTGGAGTTCGACCCGACTGAGTTTGCCAAGATCATGGCCCGCGCCGAGCGCGTGATCACTGCGGCCGAGCCGCCGCTGCGCTGCTCGAACGACCCGAGCTGGTACGTCTGCAAGATGTGCGACTTCCACAGCCTGTGCCACGGCGAGGAGGCGCCCGACGTCAACTGTCGCACCTGCGCGCACAGCACGCCTGTGGTCGAGGGCGAGGACGGCAAGTGGAACTGCCGCGAGTTCGGCGAGGTGGGCCTGATCGCCCAGCGCGAGTCGCACCAGTGCCGCACGCACCGCTACATCCCCATCCTGCTCGAGCGCTTCGCGACGCAGAAGGACTATGTCAATGGTGATGTCGTGTACGAGCACGAGCACGGCACGTTCGCCAACGGCCAGGGCGACGGCGCGCTGAGCTCGCTGGAGATCAAGGCCTGCGAGCAGAAGGTGATGCTGGCTGATGCGGCGGCCATGAAGGCACAGATGCAGGCGCAAGGCATCACGACGGCGAGGGTCGTGGCATGACCGACCGCGAACTACTTGAGGCCGCTGCGAAGGCGGCGGGTATTGAATTCGGATGGATTCACGACACGCCAAGAATCCGCGCTGAAATGGGCTGGACTCCTTGGAACCCCCTCACCGACAACGGCGATGCGCTGCGGCTGGCGGTGAAGCTGCGGCTGAATCTGTCACTTGATCGCACCGGCATCAAAGTCTTCCACGACGATAAGCCCTGCATCAAAGCCGGAGGTTGGGAATCACGCGCTGATGAGAACGAGGTTGTACGCCGCGCCATCGTCAGGGCTGCGGCTGAGATTTGGAGGTCGAAGTGAAGCTGCGCGACTACCAATCCCGCGCCCTGGACGAGCTCTGGGCGTGGTTTAACAGGCACGATGGCGGCAACCCCATCGTCGAGGCGTGCGTCGGCGCCGGCAAGAGCCTGATGATCGCGGCCCTGGCGCAGCGCGCTGACGCCCAGTACCCGGGCACCAGGGTGCTGGTGCTGGTCCACCAGAAGGAGCTGCTCGAGCAGAACATCGAGAAGCTGCTGAAGATCTGGCCGACTGCGGACGTGGGCCTGTATTCCGCGGCCATCGGCAAGAAGCAGATGGGCAGGCAGCTCACTTACGCCACGATCGGCAGCATCTACAAGCAGGCGCACCGCCTCGGCCGCATCGACATCGTGCTGGCCGACGAGTGCCACCTGATCAACCCGAAGGAGGCCGGCATGTGGCGCTCCTTCATCAGCGACCTGGCTTGCTACAACCCGCACACCCGCGTGATCGGCTGGACCGGCACGCCCTTCCGCGGCAATGGCGTGTGGCTGACCGCAGGCGACGACGCGCTGTTCACCAACATCGCCACCCGCGTGACGATGAAGGAGCTGCTGGAGCTGAAGTTCCTGTCGCCCCTGGTGCCGGCCCCGACGGTGGCCAGGGTGGACGCACGCGACGTGCGCACCTCCGGCGACGACTACGTCGTCAGCGAGCTGGCCAAGGTCACCGACCGGGCCGACCTCGTCGAGGCCACTTGCCAGGAGATCGTCGAGCTCGCCCGCGACCGCAAGCGGTGGCTGGTGTTTGCCGTGACGATCGAGCACGCCGAGCACGTCAGGGACGCGCTGAAGCGCCGCGGAGTGACGGCTGAGGTGGTGAGTGCGGAGACCCCGAAACAAGAGCGTGCAGCCCTGATCTCGGCCTTCCGCGGGGGCAGGATCCGCTGCCTGGTGAACGTGGCCGTGCTGACCACCGGCTTCGACGTGCCCGAGGTGGACTTCATCGCCCTGCTGCGCGCCACCAAGAGCCCGGTGCTGTACGTCCA